CTAAAGTGTCCCAACTTGCTGGGTCCATCACGCCCCGTACATCTGCCAAAGAACGTTGGATTGCCACTTACCTCGCCAGACTCCATGTGGCCCCGGACACATGGCAACACTTGCTTCAACGCGGGTTCTGGCACTTCATGTACTTCGTCACGTTCCAGTGGTACATGATCCAGCCCATGCCTGACACTTTCGAGCTGCTTGACGAAAGGAAACGCAATCGCATTATCCACCCCACTCCGGGAGGGGGTTGGTCTGTGCGCGCAAAACACCATCAAGTCACCGCGTCTATTCCGAATAACCCTACGATGCTCCAGCGACTTTCTGCATTCACCGGTTCCGTCTTCACTTTCTTGATACCGAAAATTCTCATAGGCGAGATTGTCACTGGTGTCTTCTTCCACATTGACCTTGCCAGCTGGCTTAAGTCCATTTACGTGTGGACTGATATTTCTCTCCAGCGGCTCGGTCTCACTCTCGCAATCATCACAGTCGCCTCTATTGTGCCAGGTAACATCACTAAAGTATTCTCTCGGCTCGCCGGTCATTTTTGGCGCCAACTGTGGTTCCCCGGTTGGCTCTTCTCCCTCGTGCCATTCGTCATACAAGAGGTCACTGGTGCTCCCGGTTCACGCGTGTGCACTTTTCTCCCGGGGCGCGGGTGGTGCTGGCAGGCCTGGCTCTGGCTCATAGGTCTCCACACTGTGCTTCCCGGTCTCATTCCTGGCTCAGTTATCCCTTGGACCATGTTTTTCACAACTGCTGCCTCGTCTGGTGTGGTGATTGCTTTTACCGCAATTGCTGCCTCATTGGCTGTCGGCATTGTCCTTGAGAATCTCACTGCCTACTTCGCAAACCCCAATCTGCCGTACCCTGCTCTTGGCTACTCTATGTGGTCGCCTGACTGGGACATCGACGAGAGCTTCACGGAAAGTTTCTTGGCACATTCTCGTTGGGCCGCCAATGCTGTGATGGTCTGGTACATGGGCGTGACCAACCGCGGCAATTGTCTACGCGTCCCTAACTTACCAGCACTCCCTGCCACCGGTTTAACCAAGGTCAAGCGTCGTAACGTTGACATCCAGCTGCCTATTGTACTCGTACAACCTGCCAACATCCCAGTTGGGCCTCAAGGTGTCCCTCTCGCAGTCTCACCACAAGGACTCTCCTACCTGGAGTTCTGTCGTGCTGTAGAGGCAGCCTACAACGCCCAACCCAATCTTTACCCTGGACTTACCCCCGGTCGTTCTTGCTTCTTCGACTGCGTCTCCCACTATTATGGCACCAGCCATATGTGGTACAGTTGGTACATGGCATACTTCCAACGAACTCCTGACCCAAACAATCCCATTGTTGGCGAGGTGACCATTCCTGAGATCCAAAACTTTTGTGCCGCCTCCATGTTTGGGCTCCTTCTTAGTGGGGATCACAATGCTGTTGCCGCCCCTGCACGGGCCGAGTGGCCCACTCTCACTCTGAAAATTGGCGGCTCCCTCATAGCCGGCTCCCTCCACGTTGAAATTGCCCCACCTGAGACGTCCACTGCCCCGATTGGTGACTTGGCCCGGATTTTGGCAACAGTTAGGCGCGACTATCTCCCTTGGTTCAACCAGATGCTTGCAAACCATAATGGTGCTGCCCGTGACTCGACGGTTCAGGCGACACCCGCACTTCTCGCTTTCGCAGGCACACATGAGATGCCTCGCTCGTATGATGACGTGGGCAAGGCCATCGTGGGCAGCTTCATTGCTGTTCCACTTGACCCTGGTGACCCTGATGGTTTCGCAGTCAACCCGAATCTTGCTGCGCCGTTTCCTGCATTGATTGATTATGGCCCATCCATCAATGCACTGCCCGTCGCTGCTTCCTTTGAACCATCGCCATTCCACGATTTCAAACCTGCGACTGCCTTCGGTCGTGTCGCTGCCCGCTTCTCTCAGTATGGACGTAAGGTTGTCTCCGCTCTCGCGCGCGGTCGCTACGCAGCCCTCGAAGAC